TTACTTACCCAAACGGTAGAAAACGGCGCTCCAGAAAACGGCGCGACGGAAAACATCTACTAGCCCCAAGGAAGGGGTAGGGATACGACCGGAGGCTGCTGCATATACACAATCTGCATGTTCAGATTAGTTTCAATGGCCGTTTTAGCATCACTACCTATTTGCGCCCATACCCAGTTAAGCACTTGCTGCTCAGTGAGTTGATCGTAGGGGATAAAAGTCCCCGTCGGCGCGGGGATTTCAATCTGCCCGCCGCGCCGGGCTTCATTTACACCGTCAGTATCTGATGCCAGCCAATCAACAAGGTAGACAACATCGGCCTGCCCGGATTCTTGCGTTTTGACCATCATTGATTGAACAATCCAAGTTGTCATGGCGATTAGCTCCAGTTACCAACCGTTTGCACGGTGCTAGACCCAATCGGGGTAAAAACAAAATAAGACCCAGTAGCGACTACGTTGGCGGCTGCCACCGATAGCGCGATAGAAGGGATGATAGTTCCGGCAGTAGTGATCACAATAGACCCTTGAACCAGCGCATACCCAGTCGTAGTGGTAGTTGCCGGGGTAATAATAGTAGCAGCAGCAGTATTGCTAAACGTGGTGTTCGCCGCAGTGGTTGACGTTGCTGATTTATTAGCGGTAGCAAGATAACGGAATCTGCCGAGGGCTGTGCCGCCAAACCCAAACGCTATTGTCCCGGATGTGGCGGAAAGAGCGCTTAGGTTCAAAAGGCATTCAAATAAATACGAACCAAGAGTTACCGTCAAAGTTCCATTAGTTGTAGCGTTAAACGCCTGCTTTAGTACGTTGGCGGTGCCAAGCGGGGTCGTGTAGTCTGAGGTCAAGATGACAAACTGAGGCGCGGCTACAACGCCTCGCTGACTTGCCTCGCCAGAGAAATAGAGGTTTTCTCCGTCGTACTCCATTGCCCCGGCTTCAGCCGTTGTCAGGTTTGTCCCTGACGTAAATTTTAGCGGAGCGGTGCCTGCGGTAGCGGTGCCAGCAGAGGGCGTAAGTCTTCCAGTGACAGTAGTGAAAGTGCCAGCAGCCGCAGCCGTTCCACCGATAGCCGGAGGAGAAGCTAAGTAGGTGCTAAAGCCCGTACCGGAGACAGTCGAAGAGGCGCTAAGGGTAGTAAATGCGCCAGTCGAAGGCGTAGTAGCCCCTACGGTTCCGTTCAAAGGGCCAGAGAACGCAGTGGTGGCAGTGATCGTAGTGCCTCTAACGGTCGAGGCGGTTGTTCCACCGATAGCCGGAGGAGAAGCTAAGTAGGTGCTAAAGCCCGTGCCGGAGACAGTCGAAGAGGCGCTAAGGGTGGTGAACGCCCCGGTGCTGGCGGAAGACGCGCCTATCGTAGTGCTGTTAATAGTCCCCGCAGTGAACGGATACCCCGCAACATTGCCGCTGGCGTCTTCATAAACCGCTTTACTTGCCGGATAGACACAGAAGACGTTGGATGTGCCGGCAAGTGTGATGGCTGCCCCAAGGGCTGATGAAGCTAAAATCGTGGTACGCGCAATTGCATTGGGGCCGATAGAAAAAGTCCCTAATCCAACTTCCCACGCGGTGCCGCTAGTAATGCAATAGTATGTGGTGTCTCCGTTGTTAAGTCCTGCATTAAAAAACGATTGAAACCCGGACACAGCCCCGGCAAGGGTAACCGTCCCTGTGCCCGTAGTTGTCGTCGTTTCTTGTACGCGGTCGAAAACATTGAACGCCATAGCACCCTCTTACTGAAGCTGAATGATCGCCGCAGTCACACCGGAAGAATACGTCGGGAACGTCACCGTAAACGTACCGCTGGTCACCGTCTTAGCGCCACCAAAATCCAACACTGCAACAGCGCGGTTAGACTGCGAAGAGTTATAAATCAAAGCGCCGTAAGCGGTGAACGTAGCCGAAGTCCACGAGGTCGTTGAAAAGCTGATGTACGCCACGTTATTGGTGCTGGTCGTATCAGTCGTCGGAGCCGTGGAGATCGTCAACGAGTTCCCGCCCGTGGTGTACCCACTACCAGACGCAAGTTCATTTGTCGCCGTGTAAGCCGTAGTGGTTTTAGAAAGGGTCGCAGCAGTATCGTATAGCGCAAATTTGAACGTATCCGGCGTCGTATTCAAAGTACGCGCAGGATTTGCTGACGTTGAGAATAAATGGTAGCACTGCATCAACTCCGCTTTAAAGCTGGCGCACATTGCTTGCGTAATAGGCATATCAAATCTCCTTTACAATGGACGCCAACTCAGGCGAACCAACTTTAATTAAAGCATTAGCAATCGTCACGCGGTCGTGCATCACCGCCTGCCGCATATGGTCTAGCACCACATCACGAACCAAAGCACGGTAAGTTAACGCTTGTTCGCGGATTTCTCTGGGGGCTGAAACAGACACACTCAGAATTTTATCCATTGCCAAGTCAACAAGCTCATCCGGCGTAAGTCCACGGTAGTCCGTAGTGATAACCACCGCACTTCCTACAGTTCCGCCCATTGCTTCTATCATATCTCCCCCCCTATTGAACTGGGTAACGGACTTGGCCGGAGCGGTAAGCATCCCGGCGGTCTTTACCATCACCAAGTTGTTTCAGTAATGACATCGCTTCTTGATACCGCGCTTGATACACCGTGATTACGTCGGTCTCACCCTTCATGAAGGTGTACGCCTCCAACAATGAGCCGTAGAGCAGCACGGAATCAAAGTTATCACCAAGCCAAGTAGTGCCAGCGGTGACGATGGACTCGGGGTAATAGTAGTAATGCAACTCGGCGGTGTACGCATAATCCGGGGTTGGCCCAAGGAGAAACGAGTTGGCGTCGAAGATGGCGTAATACTCAGGCGTTGCTCGATCTGCCGGAGCATTGGTCGGATACGCTGCCCGGATGAAATTTACATCCTTATTGAGTAGGTATTGGTATTCACCCGCTGCGGTAATCACCGCCAACGAAAATGTCGCCAACCAGTCAGTAGGCATCGTGAGATAAGAATTTCCTATCGTCAAAGTCCCAGTCACGTTTTTACGAAAAGCCGGAAGCTGAACAGTGTTATAAACCCGCTGTTCTGCCTGCTGAATAAACGTATTAATATCAGTCGTAGTAAATTGGTTCTCTACATACGACTGAATTTCCGCGACTAGTTCAGAGTAATTCATCTATCAGCCCATCTTGTCGCTGACGGTAATGCCCTTGGTCGCCGCGCCATACCCACGCATTTTGTTGGTCTTGGCCTTCAACGGCTTTTCATAATCGACGTTAGAGATATTTCCAACGCTGATGTAATCAAGCGGCATTGGCTCGACGTTGCGCTTGGTAAAGGTGTTCACATTAACATCCTTACCGGACATCGTATGGGGCTTGGCGTAGACCGCTGCTTGGCCCACTTCTTTACCGCCACGCTTCATGCTGTATTTAGCCATTACCGCCCCCGCTGGTTTTTGGCGCGAGACATGTTGCGCCCCATCGTCTTGCGATCCATCGAAGTCGGGCCACCCTTCTTCATGGCCTTAACGCCCTTTGGCTTTTCAGCAGCGGTGATCCCGTGCATCATCGCTTCGTGCTTCGCCATACCACCCTTATTCATCTTTTTCATGTTACCGATACTCCTACAGTCCCTATTACGCCTATTGCCAACAAATCATTGGGGGTCAACACATTATTTCCACCTAACCCCACTGGGCTCCAACCCCATTGAATATCACGGCTACCCCCACTTGGGTCTCCTAAATAATTTAACCCAGACACAATATAAGTATTGTCCCGGCGAGGATTCCGTACCGCTTGCGGGTCTTCCACAGGATACATCCCCTGCAAATTCTGTGGATGGTCGGGCTCCCAGCAAGTCGGACACACCAGCATATTGGTCTTCTTCGTCCGAATGACCAATTCTTTCAACTGCTTCAGTTTATACCTCTGACCGCATCTATCGCACTCGGCAATAGCAATCCGGCCAGATGTAAACTTATTGCTCATTGAATAAACATTTCACGCGGCACAATCCGCCAAGAAGCCTTATCACGGTCTTCATCAGACGCTTGCTGCCAAGCTTCGTCGTACATCTGCTTAAGCATAGGAATCCGTTCCGCCGCTTCTGGAATCTTAAGCGCCACATAGTACGCTAACCCAGCGACCATTGCAGGCAAGAAACGGAACGGAATGTCCTGCGTGTTCACACCATTCCCAGCATCCAACATCCGGCGCAAGCGCCAGTAGACAAGCTCATAGGTGCTGGACACATTGGGCACGGGCCACAAGGTGAACGTCGGATACTGCACGCCATTAGGCTGCGTAGCGCCGCTCAGGCGGTCAATGTAGATTTGGATCGGACGGCCCTGCGCAGTCTTGTTAGGCAAGCTGGAGTAGGTCGAAACGCTAATACGCGAAACCGGGATGTCCGATTGATTGGATGTCCCCGCATTAGTACGGACAACGTGTTCAATCAAAT